CGTCCATGGTAGACCGCCGGCGCAGCCCGATGTGTACAAACATTGTGGCGGATACGGGCGGGCTGCCGGAAAAACGGAGAGGCTGGAGAACCATTCACAAAATGGAGGGCGCGGTATACGGCCTCTTTTACGGGGTGTTTGAGACCGGCTGGAGAACGCTGGTGCATGCCGGGACGAAGCTATATGAATGGGCGGATGACCGGACACCGACGGAGCTGATGGAAGGGCTGCCGGAGCGGAAAAGCCGGGGCGTGAGTCTTGGCGGGCGGCTGTGGATCGTGACGGGCGGCGGCTTCATCGTGTACGACGGCACGGCGGCCAAATGGGTGAGAGATTCGGAGGCGTATGTGCCGACAACGGTGATCACCCGGACGGCCACGGGCGGCGGCGTGAGCTACGAGGATGTGAACATGCTGACCCCGTACCGAAAGAACGCCTTTCAGACCGACGGCGAGGCAAAGGAGTTTTTGCTGGACAGCGAGGTGGACGAGACGGGCACGGTGCGGGTGTGGGTCTGGGACGAGGAGCTGGCGGCGGGGGAATTTACCGTAGACCGGGCGGCGGGAAAAGTGACGCTGGCGGAAGCGCCGACAAAACCGGCGGCGGGACAGGCAGACGGACTGGTGATCCAGTTTCCCCACACGGTAGAGGGCTACACAGACCGGATCGACAAATGCACCATCATCACCACCTACGGCGTGGGAACGGACGACCGGGTGGTGGTGTCCGGAAATCCGGATATGCCGGCAACGGACTGGATCAGCGGGCTGGGTGATCCCAGCTATATCCCGGATCTGAGCTACAGCGTGGCAGGGACGGAGGGCGTGCCGATCATGGGGTACTGCCGGGTGGGAGCCCAGCTGGGGATTGTAAAAAAGGACAACGGGCAGGACACCACGGTTTTTCTGCGGTCGGCAGCTGTAAATGACGCAGGAGAAGCGATATTCACGATGCGGCAGGCGATGGCGGGCGTGGGCGCGGTGAGCAAGGGGAGCTTTGTGACGCTGCTGGACGATCCGCTGTTTCTGAGCCGGACGGGCATTTACGCACTGAGCGCCAACCAGAGCGGGGAGCGGGTGACCCAGAACCGCAGCTACTACATCAACCCGCGCATGATCAACGAGGAGCAGCTGAGCGAGGCCGAGGCAGTGGAATGGAACGGGCAGTATCTGCTGGCCTTCCCGAACGGCCATGTGTATGTGATGGACGCAAGGCAGAAGAAAAGCTACCGAAGCGCGGCGCTGGGCGACTATGTATACGAATGCTACTACTGGGAAAATATCCCGGCGATATGCTGGCTGCCGGTAAAAAGCGGAGAGCGGGAGTTGCTGTATTTCGGCACGGCGGACGGACGGCTGTGCAAGGTGAACTCCGATCTTGAGACGCTGGATCGGTTCAGTGATGACGGAGAGCCGATCCGGGCGGTGTGGGCCACCAAATACGACGACGACGGCACCCCGGCGGTTCTGAAAACGGTGATCAAGCGGGGGTGCTGCGTGACCAGCAAGCCCTATGCCCGCAGCAGCGGGAAAGTCTATTTCAAAAGCGACCGCACAGGCGGCGTGGAAAAGCAGGTGGCGGTGGCCACGATGGACATATTCGACTGGGGCGACATCGACTTTGAACGGTTTACCTTCAATAGCGATGACAGCCCGCAGGAGATCTTTTTCAACCGTAAGCTAAAGAACTACAAACGGCTGCAGATCATTATCCGAAACGATGAAGTGAATGAAGGGTTTGGGATCCATCAGATCACCAAGCAGTATGTGACAGGCAACTTTGCCAAGAGGTGAATATGAAGCGAAAGAAAAACAAAAACGCGCCGGTGGTGGCGGGGTATGACTACTCGACCCGGGAGGCGCGGGAAGAAACGGTGGCGGCGCTGTTCGCCCGGGCCAAGACGGCGCGGAGCGTGGTGGAGGAGGATTGGAAGGTTTTCAACCAATACTACAACTTCATACATGCCGCCAGCATGGAGACGGCGGAATATGCCAGAGAGCAGGGACTGTGGCTGCCGCCGGTGGTGCCGGATCCGTGGATCGCGGTGGAAAGCCAAATCGATCCCAATGTGCCGGAGCCGGAGTTCCGGGGAAGGGACAACGACCGGGACAGCGAAAAGGCCCGGGAGCGGGAGTTCGCGGTGAAATACATCACCGAAAATAACCGGCTCGGCGACATGAACACCCGGAACGAGAGACGGCTGCTGAAATACGGAGACGCCTTCTGGAAAGCGTTCTGGGATCCTGAAATGCGCTGCGGGATCCACGAGGGGGATATCCGGATAAAGGACATACCGGTGGACTGCATCTATCCGGATCCAAGCATCCGGGACGGCGTGCTGCAGGACGGGCAGTATGTGGACTATGTATACCGGGTGCATAAGGTGCGGTTCTGCCAGATGTTCAAAAAGGATCTGGAAAGGCTGGGACTGACGGCGGCAAACATTCTCGACAGCGACTACTCCGGGGTGACGGATCTTTTTGATCTGAGTCTGAGCGTGGATGACACGGACGACACAATGGAAGTGCTGGAACACTGGTTCCGGCAGCCGGAGGAGACAAAGGACGACAAGGGGAACCGGGTGCCGGCGGGGGCTATCGGATGCAGCATTCAGGCGGCAGGAAAGGAAATCCGATACATTCCAAACTATTGGAAGAAAACGGGGCGGCAGTGCAGACTCTTCCCATTTGTGCATTACTGGCGGATCCAGGATGAAAACAGGTTCTGGAACAAGAGCGAGCTGTTTGCCATCCTCGGCATGGTGGATGCGGCTGATAGGAAACTGCACACGGCGCTGTTCTCCGAGGCCATGATGGGCAACGACATGATCGTTGTCGAGGAGGGCGTACTGAGCGAGGGAACGGAGATTGTTAACGAGCCGGGGGCAATTATCAATGTAAAACAGGGACGGGTAAACGGTGTGGCGCGGCTTGGCGGGATGCAGAGTCTCACAAACGCAATGAACGGAATGGAATGGTTCCGGCAGCAGATGGAGCGGGCCAACCGAAACTACGAAACCAATCTGGGCAAGGAAACCTCCAGAGCCACCACGGCCACGGCCATGAGCATGCTGCGAAGCGACGCACAGGACCAGGAGGATATCAAAAAGGCAGACCGTAATGCGGGCTTTGAACGGCTGTATGAGCTGCTGGACTGGCTGGCGCTGGAATTTTTTGACGACGGAAGAATGCTGTATCTTGGCTCGGACGACGCGAAGGATCGGGAAGCGCAGCAGATCAGCTACAACTCAAACGGACTCAGCACCGAAATGCCGGAGGTCAAGGATCTGGAAGGCAATGTGGTGCGGGAGGCGTGGCAGTACTGGCCAAAGGTGGATGTGACCATCACGGCCGGTGACAGCGTTGTGAAGGGAAAACAGGCAACGCTGCAGGCGCTGACCGCACTGACGCAGAGCCAGATCACGGCGGAAAACTGGAGACTGTACGCAGCGCAGCTGGACCTGCTGGACATTCCCGGCAAGCAGGAGATTATCGACGAATGGAAAACAAGATTTGAACAGCAGATGATGCTGCAGACGATGCAAAGCGGAGTGGCCGGAATGCCTATGATACAGCAGACGCCGGGGACTGCGCCGGCGGGAATGGGAGGAATTCTATGAAATGCCCAATGTGCAAAATCGAAATGACCCGGGAGCGGGAAGGAAAATGGGTGTGCCGAAATCCACGGTGCGCGAACCGGAAGAAGGAGGGGAAAAAGAATGGCACTGAATGAACTGCGGCAGACGGAGGGCGACGCACAGAGATACGGCGTGCAGGCGGCACCGGAAAAGCTGCAGGGAACGCCGAGTGAAAACAAAAAGGTGTTTGACCGACTGTTCCTCAATGCGAGTATGGTGAAATTCAATGCCCTGCTGGACGCCCTGCTGGACGGGAGCGCGGCAAAAGACATTGGGGTAGGATATGTGGCCGGAGTGGGCGAAATGACGCTCCACGGGATTCTGGAGCGGCTTGTGGAGATGATGCAGGATGTGAGCCAGGGCAGTGTGGCAGACGGATCCATCACGAGCGAAAAGCTGGCGCCGGGGGCTGTGAAAGAGCCGCAGCTGGACACCGGTGCCGTGACCGGGGCAAAGCTCGCGGCCGGGGCGGTGACGACGGAAAAGATCGCGGCGCTGGCGATCGTGACGGCGCTGCTGGCGGACAAGTGCGTGACCGGGGCGAAGCTGGCGGATAAGGCTGTCACAACCGACAAACTGATGGAGGAGGCTGTGACCGGGGCGAAGCTCGCAGCGGGGGCGGTGAACGGGCTCCATCTGGCGGCGGGGTCGGTGAATCTGGCGAAACTGGCCGGGGAAGTGACAGGGAAACTGGTGAGCGGCACGGTGACTGTGGATTTGCCGGTGAGCGGATGGGTGGACAAGGCGCAGACGGTGGATGTGGCTGGGGTGAAGGCAGACAATCCCATTGTGGTGTCCGCCGCTCCGGCGTCCTACCTCGCCTACTGTGAGGCCCAGATCCGTGCCACCGGGCAGACGGCGGGGAAGGTCACCTTTACCTGCGAGGATGTGCCTGACGCGGCAGTTTCGGCTGTCGTGATGATCGTGGGGTGACGGAATGATTCTTAATATGACAGGTGGCGGAGGAGCGGGGCTGAACTTTTCTGTGAAAGCCTATTCCGCCCTGCCGGAAGCCGGCAAAGAGAATGAGATCGCCGTCATCACGGAAACACCCATGACCGGATGGGTTTTCTCCAACTTTGAGCCCTCGGAACCTGCGGAGGGAATGGTGTGGGTGCGGACCGGGGCTGCCAGCGGTGTGGCGTTCAATGCCTTGAAGAAAAACGGGCTTATGGTTTACCCCATCAGGGCTATTCAGTACATCTCCGGTGCGTGGGTCGATAAGACTGCCAACAGCTACATCGGCGGCGAGTGGGTTCCGTGGGTTTTGTATCTGTTCTATGAAGGACATGCAAACGAACCCGTAACAGGTGGCTTTTATGGCACGATTCAGGACGGTGGACTATATTACACAGCGACACTGGCAAAGGGAACGGGCAGATCTTTCACAACGAAGAAACCCATCGAGCTTTCCGGGTTCACAACTCTCAAGGCGAAAATGAAATCCAATGTTACCAGTTCGGATGTGTATTTCAGACTGATTGTCGATGACACGGAAAAAGATGCGTCGAACGCTGACGACGACACCTTTACAAAATACACGAGTCTGAGAGGCGGGTTCAGCGGAGAAGAGACAGAGGTCGTCTTGGATGTGTCTGAACTTTCCGGGCCGTTTTATGTTGGGTATCAGTGGTATATAAACTCCAGTGCATCTGGAAACCGCGTTCCGAATGGCTATGTAATGGAGATGAGTATGGAATGATTTACAACATCGAATACAAATCCCGGAATCTGAAGGGAGCATATCTGTATGTGCCGGAAGCTGTGATCGGGCCTCTGCCCCTTGTCGTATGGCTGACCGGCGGGAATGACGGGGCGCAGCTGCCCCTCAGATTCTCGCTCGGTAAGATGCTTGACGAAGGGAAGCTGACACCCAACTGTGCGGTGCTGATGCCTGCCGCCGGGTACGGTCGGAACTACACGACCATGGACGGAAAAGAGCTGGTCAACCTTATTGACTGGGCAGCGACAAAGGCGCGGTTTGACACAGGAAATATGAACATTTGCGGATGGTCTCTCGGCGCAGATGCTGCGGCGATCCTCACGAACGACATCCCCATGTTCTTTGCCCGAGTGTGTCTGATTAGCAACTACCCCAAAGAATGGGACGGAAAGGAGCCTGTGGAGGACTACCGCATCCTTGTAGGTGCGAGAGAGAAGAGTGCAAAACGGGACTGGGGCATCTATCCCGTGGAGCGCATCGATGGTTACGGCCATGAGATCGGAGACAGGATCTGGGCGGACGAAAAAAACAGCCCGCTTGACTGGCTGATCGGGAAGGAGAAAACGGAATGACAAAAGACGAAATGCGGAAAAACAGGATGGAGACCCAGCCGGGGCTGTATGCCACGGCGGGGCAGGAAACCGTGTACACGATAAAGCCGGGGGATGTGGGAAAACATGCGGGAGGCTGGGAAAGCGGGCAAAGCCAGCCGTACAGACAGGCGCTGGCGGAGCATAACAAAATGGCCGCAACAGCGATGGAGACAAATGCCAATGCAGGGATCGGATCCGGCACTCCCACGAGTGAAGGCGCGCCGACGAGCGTGACCTATGTGGATGCCAACGGCGAGAGGCAGATGGGGCTTGCACAGATGCCGGAGAGCGAGCTGGACTACTGGGGCCGGATGGAGCAGCA